CGTTAGTGCCACCTGTAAATGGATTGATGTCAGACATTAATATCCTCCTCCGTATGGTGAACTAGGAGTAGATGGTGCACTCGGAGCAGATGGAGCAGATGGAGCACTCGGTGTTGAGGGAGTCGATGGAGCAGAAGGTGCACTTGGTGTACTAGGATTAACTGGGGTAGATACAGGGTCAGCAGTAGTCGGTGTTGATACTGTGGTAGTGTCAGAAGAACTGGTAGTTGTTGTGTCTGTTTGACTGTTTACTAAGTTAAATCCTGTATCTGTAAGTCCAGTCTGTTCTTCTTCTATAGCAGATTGTATCATAGGATGACCCACGCAGTCAATATATTGTGTGAGTGGCAAGACATTGTTTTCTCTAATTTCTCTAGGACTTGTGTATGTATATACAACACTCAACTGTGCACCAGTTCCTGTTGGAGTCGCAGCTTTATCTTCAACGACAGGTTTAATGAATCCCAACACTGCTTCTGTTATATTTGGTTTGGTTAATCTACCCTGAGAGTCTGTTGTAAATGTTCCAATCTGTCTCTTCTTATTTCCTGTACCAATGGTAATAACTGGATTTACATAGTTGATTCCAACATTTATAATACTTACATCATCCACTTTAGGAATAATATCACCACACTTAGCATATAATGCTTTTGCATCCTGTGGTATCACCAATGTTGGGAATTTTTTATTGAAGTTCAATGTAAACTCATGACCAGATTTAGTTTTTAAAGGTAAACCAACGACAAGGTTTGAGTTAAATGATGGATCTATTGTTGCAATTAATATATTCTCTTCATCATATGATGTATCAACTACCTGTAGTATGTCAGGATTACCTGTAGTAACTTGTTCTATATACTCACCGTTGTTGACATGTTGTTGTAGTCCTGCTTTAGCAACCAATACGCCATACTGTTCTTTAGGGCAGAAGGTGTCGGCAGGATCAAACCCATATCCTATACCAGAATTAACTACCTCTATTGAATCTACTACACCATCAACAATATTAGGTTTAAACTTAGCACCACTTCCCTCTGGTTCATTACATGTGAACTGTGCTTTGACTGATGCTTCTGCATTTACACCAGATCCTTTCTTATTCACCAATACACCAAGTATCTGTCCTATATCATCTATTATAGGTAGTGCTTTCACAGGACTTGTTGACTGTAAATTGTCCCACACCATTTCAGGGAAGCATGGTTTCTTATTCAGGATACTATTAGCACACTGCACTGCTGATGATGCTATGTTACCAGCAGAATCATAGAAGTTAAGACCTTCAAATTTCTCTAGAGGTCCTCGTGTATCAAATATTTTCTCTGTCAAACCAGTTGCAAGACCAGCTGCACTACTCAAATCAACTAATGATCCAGTAGCAGTATCAAATATCTTCTTGATACCATTACGATCAACAGCAGGAACCAATCCATCAATAGGTATACCTTTACCAACGATTGATATAGCATTTGGTGGTTTGATTTTATACTGTGATATTTGTTTTGCTGCTGCTTCAAGACCTTTTGCTTTGACACCGATACCAGTGTCAAATACAGATGCACCAATAGCACATGATAGTTGTCCATCACAAAATAGATCTATAAAATCACCGACCTTGTTAAGTAAATTCTGAATCTTTTGTGTTGATCCTTTGATAGCACCCGTAACACCTTTCAATATACCCAATGCACCCGTGATACTGTCCATGAGTTTCTTCATGATATCACCAAGAATATTCTGAACAAGGCAGAGTGCAGTGTCTAATACATTCTCTACCAAATCCTTGAGCATACCTTTGATGAAATCACCCAGTTCACCTATTGTTTGCTTGAACAAACATGATACTAGATCCCCAACATTTTTTAGTTGTGTTCTTACTGCAACATCTAGTTCTGGGTCGGGCACACTAAGATTAGCAAGTCCTTCTTTTACAAGTTTATTGGTCTCTTCCATGACCACGCCCTTGATGTTAGCAGTCAGTCCAGTAAGTTTCTTTTGTATGCGTTGTGATACTATATTGATTTCATAATCTAGGTCAACAACAGCACCATTTAATTTATTAACAAACTGGTCTACCTCATTCTTTTCAATACCACGAGCAAACTTCATGAACTCAGCAAGAGGTGCTTCTAATTTAGTAGCACTTTCAGATCCACATTTACCATTACCAACATGGACTGTTACCTTCTGTTTTTCGTCTGCTATTTTCTGCTTCTCACTCTTTTCCTCTGCAGCACCACGTTCATTCTTAGTCTCTTCTGTTCCTTCTTCTGTCTTTTGTCCGTCATTTTTTGTAGGTGCTTCATCTATACCAGTCTCTTCATTTTTCTGAATTGTACTACCAGTATTAGGTGAAGAACTACCATCTTTACCATGATCTCTTTTCTTATAGTCTGTACTTGCTAATCGTGCAAATCCTTGAGATTCACCACCCGCAACTCCATAACTGCTATCTGGATTCTCATCACTTATCGTTCCCATAACAATAGGAATCTGTGCTGACGCACCATCCATGAAGAAACCAACAACCCAACTGTTGAGTTGTAACTGATGAATAGATCCTATACCAGAACGTTGTGAATATATTGGGGGCATCAATACCTGAGCCCATGGTAGATCAAACGTAGGTAACTCTTTTCTATTAGGACTGTGGTATCCTATGATTCTAACTTTTACTTTGTTAGTCCAATCAAAGTCACCATAGTCAAAGTCACCATTACCATCTTCTAACTCAGCGTTCCAATATTTTGAACCATCATTCTCCACCTGTCCAACCCACCAGTTGAATCCTTCCTTCCCTATAAAATTAGCAATGTTTTCGTTCATGTTTCTTGACCGTCTGAGTCAGTATATAATGTAAGTTTAGATGTCATTTTATCTTGACTGGATTTGAATGTTCTTTCAACTTTACCAATCACATATTTACCAGAGTTGGGATAGTCTAATTCTTTATCTCTACCACCTTTGTAAATATCTAACTGCACAACTTCACCTATCTCTAACGAATAGTCTGATATTAATTCTACCACAACTTTTTTACTGTAAAATAATTTTTCCCTTAAACTAGATTGTGAAAGTTGCTTTGTGAATCCCTGTGTGTATGTGCCTTCGGTAAACAATGCAGAGTCAGATATCTTAGACATAATTCTACTAAATGTTTGCTGATTGTCGAACCCTTTATAAAATTCTGGAGTAGCACCCGCATTTAATGTTGAGATACTATCATAATATTTATTGATGTTAAAAGGATACTCTTCGTATTTCATGTTTTTCAAATCTAGTGTCATTACATTACTAGAATACGATCCTAGATTTAAACCCATCAACAAATCAACTGATGACTCGATAGTCAAAGAATCAATAGAAGTGATACCCAAATCTTCCTCATCTTCTAACTCTCCAGCTTCATGTCCTACAACCATTCTTGTAACTGGATCTTCCTGAGCAAAAGAATCATATGAAACAAAATTATATCCTGCTCGTGTCTCATAGAAAGCATATCCTGCAGTTGCTGCTTTACCACTACCTTTTGTAGCTGGTATTGCCTTTGCAGCTAACCATCTAATTGCAGTGAATGGATTCCAGTATGGTGATACAAATGAGAAGTTGTTGATACATGGTTCAAACTTTGCTATCTTACTATCTGGAACTCCTATCAGATCTCCTAGTATTTCTTCCCTGACAATATCATGTATCTTTTTACCTTGACCCTTACCAAATCTACGTGATAATTTATTGCCAGCGTTATTTAAAAAGTCTATAGTGCAAAGCATCAACACTGCAGATGATTTTCCTTGCACAGTTCTTCTATCTTGTATATCATATATCACAAAGTCTCCACCAATTTCAGTAACTCCCTCACTGTCACCAACACGAACGAATACATTCTCCATACCTGTCAATTCTGATAGCATACCTGTCTCACTATCAGTAATCTGTACTTCCATCTTCATAGTAGCAGACATAATATCCTCAGTGTATTTCATATACAATAACTGATTCACACCTATTGGAGGAAAATCCGCAATACGGAAATCTATTAATTGAAAATTTGACTGTGTATTGACTGACATTAGAATTGCGAAGTTGTGTTATAAACATCAAGATAAGGAGACTCTTGAATGTTAGGTTGTGCACCAGCACCACCTTCCGATTGATATGGAGGTGCACTAGGATTAGCTGCATCCATAGCAGCACCTGTGCCAGCAGCAAGATCAACTTGCTTCTTAGTTTTGGCATCAGCACTATCTCGGTTCTCTTGTATAGTTTTATCAGTCAGTTCTGTTAAGTTGACTGTCTGCTCACCTTTACTGAATATATTTTTAAGACCGCCAGCACCCTTCATAGCAAACTTTGCCATCATACCCATAGGTGTTAACGATAGTGCTTTCTTACCTATGTTTGTTATGTTGTTGAATGCCTTTGATTGTGTGAGTGACTTAGCACCTTCAAATGTTTTCTTACCAGCATTGAACATCATACCCATAGGTGTCATGCCAAACAATTTCTTAGCAAGACCACCTGACTTACGCTTCTTGATAGGTTGCATGGATCTGCCTGATCCATCTCCAAGTCCTATACCATCAGCAGTTCCTGTGTATGGTGCACGTCTTCCATGTGTCGGATCTCCTGTTTGTCCTGCGGGTAATGATAGTTGTCCTCCACCACCTCCAGCTGGTTCACCTTCTCCTCCACCGCCACCACCCATGGCACCTTTAGCAAGATTAAATGCTCTCGTAACTAGCACTCCTAATGGATCTTTATCTTTATCGTCGTCTTTATTATCATTATCTTCTTCATCGTTAGCAACCTCAGCACTAGCAGCACCTAACTTAAATGCGTTAGATATCTTAGATATGTTTCTATTCAATATCTTAGATGCTTCCTTACTTGGTGCAGGGATCTTCTCCAATAGATCAGTTATTGCAACCGCAGCAGATTTAACAGGAAGTGCAAGAGCATCCATAAATGCTTTCTTCATTTTAGGATCTATCTCAAACTCATCCTCTAGATCTTTCTTGACTTTCTTTTTAGTGTCGTCTTCACTTACCCCTGCATCTTCTAGAGTATCTACTTTCTCTACATCTTTTGCTTCCTTTGTGGGAGGTGATACAAATCCTTTCGCTTTATCTCTCTGTGCTTTAAATCTTGCTTTCCTCTCTTGAGGTGTCAAATACTCACCACTATCAGGATCCACACCCATTGTAGTTACAGGATCTGGAACCAGATTTGCTGCTGGTAATGCCTTTGGTGCTACTGTGGGTTTAGGTGTTACATCTGCAGCAGACACATCAACAGTTTGCTGAGCTGCAGGGATATCCATTGCCTTTGTGATGGCATTAGGATTAGCAATGAACTTTGCGAGTCCACCACCCTGTTTCGACATAGCTGGAGGTAATGCTAACATATTAATACACCGTTACCACTTTGTAGGTAGAACCCTTACCATGAGGATCTATGAT